CGAAAGTACAGACGAGCGTATTGAAGAGTTAGTTTATGCTTTGACTGAAGAAGCAAGTTTTGATGTTTTGGTTGATTGGTCTATTGATTATTTAACTAAACTATACAAAACAGATGAAAACGAGTTTCAAAAAGATTGGGCTGAATATATGGAGAGACGATGAAATTGGATTTAGACAAAATACTTAATGCTACAGATTTTATTCAAGAAGCAGCAGAAGAACTAGGTTATGACAACTCAGGAAGTTTGGCTCAATTGCTTGATGAAGTAGATACTTTAGCATTAAACACATTAGATGAGGAAGACGATGGGTAAAGACAATCTTAAATTTAAACAAAGACCTTATGGTTCTAAACCTATTGTATTCAAACGTGCTGACCAATGGGGTCATCAACCTACGTCTGAAGAAATAGCATTGGCTACAGACGAATATATGAAGAAAGGAGGTGTTATCAATGAAGTAGAATACTACGGAAAAAACCCGGAATTAGTAGATGAAGATACGTTTGCATCTACAGATGAAGAACTGAATCAAATCCTAGAAGAGAATAAAGTATGAATAATAACTATGTATATCTTGGTACTGAACTAACCTATGAAGATCTAAAAGCAACTAGATCGATGATGCCTGCACCAACCAGATCTCATGTGCCTATTGCACACCATGATGTGTATGATCTGATTGCAGAAGAAGCAACAAACTTCGGTTTTGAGCTTAGTAATCCAATGTTCGGTACATCGCATGAACATCAAAGAATGTTTGGCATTGTAGAATGTCAGACTGATTTGATTCATCCAGAACATACTTCATTCCTTGCATTCCGTAACTCTCATGACAAACAGTTTCCTGCATCTGCTGCACTCGGTAAACGAGTGACAGTATGTAGTAATCTTATGTTTGGTGGTGAAGTTAGCATTCGTGTCAAACACACAACCAACATCTGGGATCGTATCAAGCCTAGATTTGCTAATGCAATCAGTAAGCTTGCTAAGTTCGAGAAGGTCAACAATGAGCGCATTGATCTCTACAAAAACACAACAGAGATTCAGATTGGCGAGTATGACCCAATGAACTTAGAAGATCAGGCTACAGTCGATCACTTTGTTTGTGAGTCAATGCGTAGGAATGTGATTACTTCTGACAAAATTAAGATTGTCATGAAAGAGTTCTATGAGCCAAGACATGATGAGTTTAAGCCTAAGACCTTGTGGTCATTGAATAATGCTTATACAGAGGTGTTTAAGCGTTACAGCAATCCACACAGTTTATGGCAGCGTTCTCAGAAGCTCACAACCTTATGTGACATGGTATGTGATGCAGAGTTTGAAGACATCAATGCAGTTGATACTGTAGATGAAGATGTCGTTGAATTAGCATAGAGGAACGGTTAGCTACCAGTTGTGTAAACAAGATGATCACTCTACTACGGCATTCTAGACTCGGCCTGACGTACGCACATAACAGACCTTTACACAACACCTCTATGCTATACATAAAAACACTAGCACCCTTTGTTAGTGTAGGGTGCTATTGTTTAATCTTAATTAAATGAGGATATATGAGTGATGAAAAGTCTTATGTAGAGCTTACAAACAAACAGGCTATGCAGCTTTACAAAAAATTAGATGATGAGAAGAAGAAACTTCAATCGCAGATTGATGATATCAGTAGTTTGACTTATGCATTGATGTGTCAAGTACATACAGAATCTGAATTGAGAACAAAATTTATTGATGAATTACAAGAAAACCATAATGTAATTCCAATCAAAGCAGAGTCTGCATAAAATAATGTCCTTTTTTTTGTTGACAAGGTGTTAGGTTATGATACAGTAACATGTGTTAAGTAACATAACACCTAAACAAAGGATGGACATGGAACGTCAATTTAAATCTTTACGAGATGAAATGCACTTCTTCGGAGTGCAAATACAGCAGGTTGCAAACGATATGGATTATACACAACCATATGTTAGTCAAGTACTTGCTGGTCGTAGAAGAAATCCTAAGATAACAGCAAAGGCTATGGAAATGCTTAACGCACGTAAGAAAGAGCTATTAGAGCATTTGGAAGGTACATACGCTGGAGCATAATTCAATGAAGAAAATGACAGCATTTGCAGCTAGTGACAAAGATGCAAGATTGCAAGGTATAGGTACATCGGATGCACCTATATTGATGCAAGCTTCTAAGTACAAAACCTTAGTGGATCTTTGGGCCGAGAAAACTGGTCGTGTTGAACCAGAGGACCTTTCTGAGAAAGAATCCGTGTATTGGGGTACATACTTAGAAGAGCCAATCTTACGTGCTATTCCTGATTTCTTCCCTGATATCAAAGTACGTAAAGACCAAAAGACCTATTGGGCGAATGAGTATTTATACGCGCATCTGGATGGTCGCATTGTGCCAAGTGGTGATATTGCAGAGATCAAGAACCAAGGCATATACCAAGCTAAATCATGGGACGAACACAATGTTCCACCATGGTATTATTGGCAAGGTATTGCAGCTTTGAATGCTTGTTCTAAAGCAGAAGCATGGCACATCTTCGCCCTCTTAGGTGGTCAAAAACTTGTGTATCGATCTATATTCAGAGAAGAAGTACTCAATGATATAGATCTATTCAAAATAAGAGCAGAACAATTCTGGAGGCAGAATGTCATTGAAGACAAAAGACCAGAAGCCACTTGTGAATCGGATCTTAGATTGGTTCATCCACCAGAAGAAACAGGTGGTTCGATCATTATTACTGATGCGATCAAGAAAAAAGTGGAGGAAGCAAGTAAATTGGATTCACTTGCAACCGAACTTAAAGACAAGGCCAAAAAGCTACGAACTCAAGCCAAGATCTCAATCGGATCAGCAGAAGTCGTAACTGATGACCTTGGTAATCCGTTGTATGAGTATCGCTATCGAAGCGGAAGAAAGACCGTTGATAGCAAGCTCCTTAAATCCAAGTACCCAGATGTGTACGAGGATGTCCTTAAAGTAGGTGAACCTTACAGAACGCTAAGTGCGAAGAAAGGTAAAAAAGATGAGTAATGCAAAGATCAAAACAACTAATATCAAAGGTAAACAATACGCAGAAGTTCATGAGCGTATTAAACATTTTCGTGGTGAACCAAACTACGCAAGTTTGGGCATTAGTACAGAAGTATTAGAATGGGATAAAGACAAAGAGGAAATTATTATTCGTGCTAGTATTTATGATACCAGCAGCGATATTGGTGGCATATTGGCTTCAGGTATTGCACACGAAAGGCGTGATGATAAACAGTCATTCGTCAACAAAACCAGCTATGTAGAAAATGCAGAAACATCTGCAATCGGTCGTGCTTTGGCATGTATGGGTATTGGTATCGAAGATGCCTATGCTAGTGCCTTTGAAGTAGCTAATGCTATTGCACAACAAGATAGTAAAAAAAAAGACCATCTGAAGGTAGTTGATACACCAAAAGAAAGTGCAACAACTGATAGCATTGACAGCATTCCTACTCATGATTCTAGTGACGAAATCGTACAGAATCTAGCAACCAGGATGCATGCATCTGCTTGCATTAGTTATGAGAAGTTACAGGAACTTGTAAACAGTTCAGACTTCCAGGAAATTGCCAACGAACTCGATACCAAACAAACAGAGGAAGTTATGAGTTATGTTGGTCAACTTAAATCAGCATTGATGTAACCTGAATTGGTAGCCTTTTGCGAGTCCTCACGCATTAAGAACATCAGTTCGGGCTACCACCAAAACGCTTATGTCAGACGAATGCAGTAATAATATATATAATATTATAAAACAGATTAGTCTTATTCTTGAGAGAAAATATAGATTAACTAACTTAACCAAAAAAAGATTATCTATATTGTTTAACTCATACTCTGAAGATGCTGTTATCGCTGTTGCTGAATATGTGGCTAAACAATTTCCCAAAGGTGCAAAGTATTACGATTGGGCAAGACGTACTGAAATCATATTTGAAGAGAAATTCGATGACTTCTACAACAACACAGAACTTGGAAGACATAAAGCAACTAATCAAAGAAAAGAAGAAAACTATAGAGCAGCCCAAAGAAGAAACAGTAAGCAAACAATCGGCAGAAGATTATCTGTTGACCTTAATCAAAAGATGCAGAGACTCGGCTCGGAAACGAGATAAAGGAATGCTTACTTACGAAGAAACGACTGATCGTCCATTTGAATGGGTTATTGAGGATGGTGTAGAGAAAGTAAGATTTTTGGAAGTAAAGCCAAGTGAAGAACAGAAACAACAAAAGCTTATGGAGTTTCTGCAGGAAGCTGGTGTTATGAAACATGCAGACTTCACACTTAACAATATTGATAACTACAACTTCCTAAAAGGCTTAGATCGAACACCATGGGATCTTTATGATGATATTAAGAAACAATACTCCTTAATACTTTCAGGTCCTCCTGGTACAGGTAAAACGACTTTAGCAGTAGCTATTGCTAAACAGTTCTATGCTGATGGTAAAAGCGTGATGATTAAACGCTGGTACAATTGGCTTCTAAAAATGCGGGGCGTATTTCAAGACGAGACTATAAAAGACATGGAACAGTTCTTACGCCCTGCAATCCATGCAGATCTTTTGTTCATTGACGAACTTAAATCAGACAAATCACAGACTGCAACACAGTTCGAAGTAGAGCAGTTGATGTATTTGATTTCTGAACGGCACGGTAATATGAGGCCGTTCATCATCACGACTAATATGGAACGTGGTGAAGTAATGGGTATCTTTGGTGAAGCATTCTATTCCAGGTTAGCAGACAGAGATTCTACAACCTGGATAGAGTTTCATGGAGAAGATGTAAGACGTAACTACGACTACGAAGATTTATGAAACCAGAAGAGTTTAAAGAAAGAAGAAAAAAATTAGAACTTTCA